CCTGGCGGGCATGAACGTCGGCGGCACGTTTGGAGCCATGACTGGCGGCACGTTTAACGCTCCCCCTCCCATGCCGTCACCCGCCAGCAATGCCGGTGGCATGACAGGTAAGATGACGCCCTTTATGCAGTCCACACCACCGCAACGCAGCATGGCGAGCGGACCTAACTTTAATCAATCCAGGATGACCGGCGGGCGGCGCGGGTTCGGTAGGCAGGCGTTTGGCGCTCAGGGTATGGCCCACGGCGGCGCGGCACCCTCGCAGGGCGCGCTAGCCCATGCATCTAACGCGTCCCGGCACGTCAACGGCCCGGGCGATGGAACCAGCGACTCGATAGCGGCCCGTTTGGCGGACGGAGAATACGTGCTCTCGGCAGACGTCGTGGGCGCAATTGGTAACGGCTCTAATAACGCGGGCGCTAAGAAATTGGACGCGTTAATGCACAATATTCGCAAACACAAGGCTACGGGAAACGGCAAGTTGCCGCCAGATACAAAGCCACTTCACACGTACATGGGTAAATAATCATGGCCGACATTAATGGCGCATTGCAATTTTTAAACCAGGGAACTGCGCCGTCCGCTAGTTCTCACTATTCGCAATCTTCAACACAATTGCCGCCAGCTATTCAAAGCTACGTAGACCAGATGCTGCAAAAGGCCGCGCAGCACGCCAACGAGCCGCTACCATTGTACGGCGGGCCACGCATTGCCGGTCAAGACGCTATGACCAAGTCGGCGGATACCCAGGTTGCGGGAATGGCAGGCATTCCGGGGCAAACCACTCAAGCCGCGCAGGCTCTTATTAGTCAGGGCGCAAACAACAATAACCCCCTTTCGACCGCCCAGCCTTACCTGGCTGCGGGTACCGACCCGACGTACAACAACGTCGATAAGTACATAAACCCATACAACCGTAACGTTACCGACCAGATCGCGGCGGCGGGCGCTCGTAATTTTAACGAAAACATCATGCCCGGCATGAACAGCCGGGCCATCGCGGGTGGTAATATAACGGGTAATAGCACGCAGTCTCTTAACATGCAGGACAACGCGGCCAGGGACGAGCAAATTGCTGTAAGTAACGCGCAGGCTGGCGCATTACAGCAAGGGTACCAGGGTTCACTGGCCGCTGCACAGCAGGGTAATCAGAACCAGTTGCAGGCGGGCAACATGGCGGGCCAACTTAATAATGAGCAAGTCAATAATAGCTTGAATGCTGGGGCATTAACTAACCAGGTAGGTACTGCTGGAGTTAACAATGGCCTGGCGGTCGCTGGCGCTAATAATTCCTTGGGCGAACAAAATCGTAATTTCAATCAAGGCAACATGTCTTTAGCGTATGATGATTTTATGAAACAATACATGCACCCCATCACAGGCCTAAACGAGATGGGCGGGGCGCTTGGTCAAGTTTCTAATTTACTACCGCACGGGCAAGTTAATTATGACTACACGAACGGCATTAACGGCGCTAATGACAGTACCAAGGGCGATCAAGTTTCCCCAATCAATCAATTGTTGGGGCAATATCAAAATATTAACGGCAACAATACCCCGGTCAAACCGTAATGGCTAATACAAGCACAGACCAGCAGGGCGTCATTACTGAAGACGACCTAAACGACGACCCGGATGCTAGCGAGTCTGCGGGCGCTATTGCGTCGTCGGGCGGCCCGTCGTCTACTCAAGACGCGTCAGGCCCCACCCAGACGTCTGCACGCAAGGACGCCAAGGGCCGATTCGATGAAAACACCAATGAAATGCAGAGTCTGCGGAAGCAGTACTCTCAGGTGTCGCAGCAGCAGGCGGACGCGTACCAGGAGCAACGTGACCGTATAGACCAGGCCACTAAGCGTATCTTGAATATGCAGACCGGCCCCAGCGAACAAGAAATGATGTACCGCATAGGGGCGGCGGCGGCACGACCAAATTTTAGTGGCGTCGATATTGGCGGCATTAACGCCGTAAAGGCGCAGGGCATGGCGGAAAGCCGCGAAGCTGAAATGATGAAACAAAAGTACTTGTCTGAGCTAGCCGAGAAAGGGCCAGAATCTACCATTAATGCCACCAATGCTTTAATGGGCAAGAACCTAACACAGCAGCGCATTGTCGCCAGTCAAATTAATAGCTCCGGTACGCAGCAATTGCGGGGCCAGGCCAACTTACCTTGGTATGTCACGACAGACGATAGCGGCACTATGGTCATGAAGCCGGGCGCACTGGATAACCTTAAAGCAATTGAAAAAAACAAATTACTAAGCAAGTTCACCAAAGTTCGCCAGCCAGACGGTTCCGATAAAGTTACGTATGTAGGAGGAGGAGGCGGTGGAGCAGCCCCACAGACTCCGCAGCAGCCGCAAGCGCCCCGGGCCGGTCCTAGCGCCCCGCAAGCACCAGCGCCCGTTGGAGGGTCTACACAGCAGCCTGGTGCCCCATCATCACCTGGCGGCCAGGCACCCCTAGCCGCTGACCCGCAGGCGTCTTCATACGACGATTTATTTCAGCCCAGCACGATACTGGACCCTAAGTATGGTTCCTTAACACCACAAACTAAGCCCGCTTACGTGCATACTGCCGTTCAGGCTTTTGACCCCACTTATTTTCGCGGGTACCAGTGGCATCCCCGCGTCATAGGCGACGACAAGATTCGCATTAAACAAATCGAGAAAGGCAGCGACGAGCAGGCAGCCGCCGCACAAGCCGCGTCATCTACCATCTATAATTATGGTAACGCATTGAATCAAATGGATAAATTAAGTGACCCTACGCTACGAACGGGTCCGTCCGGGCAGCGCATTAGTGCAATGCAAAATGCGTTACGTGGCGTGCTGGGGGACGGATTGTCGGGTCAGATTTTTAACGATCCAGACCTTCAAAAGTTAGCGACCGGCCAAGAAACCGACAAGTATTTCTTGCAGGCCGCAACCACTGGCCTTAAAGCAATCTACGGCGCTCGTGTTACCAACATGGACATCCAGCAGCGTTTAAAGTCCTTGCCGTCTAACAATTTATTGCCCGCCGTGACCAGGATGCTGGCGAGCGCGCAGGCAGAAGTTGCCCAGGACACCGTAAACCGATCTAAATTATGGAGTGCCTACTTGGACCACAACGGCGACCCCAATGCGGCCAAATTTAATACCTGGTACGAAGCTAATTTCAATCCCTTTGGTGACAGCCGCCTACACGGCAATTTAAGGTCCATGCAAAAACAGAAAAATCAGTCCGCGCCGTCTTCCATAAGTCCGCTGGCGTCTTATTATCAAAAAATGGGCGCATGGCAACGCGGCGGCAGCAAGGGTCCCGCCCCGGTTAAACCGGCGGGCATGTAATGGCCGGTAAAAACGACAGCGCGCTGATAGAGGCACTGCAAGCCGCCGACGCGGCGGGCGACACACAGGCGGCTATTAAAATATCCGAAGAATTATATGGCCAACCCGTTACGCATGAAGTTGAAAACGCGCCTAAAATAGACAGTCCTGCCAAGCCAGCAGTAAATGACCCTAGCGAAAGCGGCTCCACAACCGCGCAAGTGTGGACGCCTTTTGGTAATGTTAATACCCACATTCCATTGTCCCAGGGCATGGATCGACTGCTTGCTGGTTACGGACACTCGTATGCTCAGGGGGCGCGGGGGATTAGTCAATTGTTCGGCGGGCAAACTCAAAAAGACACGGAAGAGCAAAACCGCATGGACGCGCCGTTATTGCGTACAGGCGCTGGCGCGGCAGGCGACATTTTAGGCGGCCTTTCTCAATATGTTCTGCCCGGCATGGGCGCCAGTGCCGTGGGCGCTAAAATAGCCGCCAAGCTAGCGATAAACCCTGGCGCACTTGCCGCCGCGCAAAAAATAGGTAGGTTTCTGGGGCCAGCAACTGTCGGGGCAGGTTTCGGGGGCACCGCCCCTGTAAGCACTGACGAGACGCGACTAGGTAACACCGCGCAAGGCGCTGTAGCCGGAGAACTAGGTCATCTAGGTGGAAATGCCGTCAATACCGTTCTACGGTCTAGCGAAGACGCATTAAGCAAGGGCGCTCGATTGGGCGCACAAATAGCCGACAAGTACGGCATTAATTTATCCATGCCGCAGATGGCAAAAGGATTCCCGGGGTTCCTGGGAAGCACATTGGATAAACTTCCATTTAGCGGCGCAGACGCAAGAGTTGCAAATCAACGCCAGCAATACAATGCCGCGCTAGGTAAAATTAGCGGTATCGACACTAAAGGTGAAAACCTTAATATGGAGAACTGGCAGCAGGGACGCCAGGCGGTTGGTTCTCAAATAGGTAACATGGCTAACGCCACCAATGCCTTTATTAGGCCGCAGGACTTGTCCGCTATGCGCGGGGTAGTTTCCGATGCTGAGCAATTTGCAACGCCGGAAGTTGCAAAGCAAGTTCGAGCATACGCCGACGCGATGTTAAAAAAATCCATTGTTGACCCCAACCCGTTACCGGGCGGCGCAATTGGTACCATACCGGGCCAGGCCTGGCGCGAAGCTAACACGGCCCTTAGCGGTCACATGAACCGGCTTGGGCAAAACGACGGCGACCTTGAGCACCGGCTGGGTAAGTTACATGGTATCTACATGGATACTATGGAAGCCGGTATGGCTCCAGAAGATTTTTCAAAGTTTCAAGACCTACGCAAGCAGTACTCGAACGCCATGACCATCAAGCCGCTAGTCATGAAAGCCGGTAACGAGGGCGTGGACCCCAAGCTAGTGCTTGCTCGAGCGAACACGCAGGGGACGGCTTTTGCTCCCAGCGGTAAACTTAACGACATAGGCGAACTAGGGACCTTTGCTCGTGAGCAGATGATGTCTAAGTACCCGGACAGCGGAACCGCGCAACGTCAGTTACTGTACTCTGGAATACTGGGGGGCGGGGCAGCCGGGTTAAACGCATTGAAGGGAGGCAGCGAAGGGGAAGACCAAAACAAAGATAGCGCGATTGCAGCCGCCGCCGCTGTTTTTGGCGGAAGTTTGTTAGGCAGAGGCTTAAACAGTCGCACGCTGGCCCGGCTCTATTCATCCAGGGCACCGGAGGCCATGGGGTCATTCGTTCGGGATGTTACCGCGCAAGCGCCAATGGTCGGCGTCAGAGACTTACAGGCAGACAAAATAGCGGGCACTTCTGATACCCCACCGCAACCAACAGAGCAACCCGCGCCCGGAATGGCGGACGGCGGGCAACCACAAAAATCTACGTTCTGGGATCTTGTAAAGACCGCCTACGGCGAACTACAAGAACCTAAAAAAGAACCCCCGCCTGACATTAATACGGGCGACCACGCATCGGGCACAAAGGGCGTAGACTTTGATAATTATGTGGCGCGCAATGTGGCGGCTAACGGCGGGTAGGCGCAACGTGTTTATTGTACCACTGCAAATGCAGTAAAGCCTTGTCCTCAAAGTTAGCCGGATTTTTCAATGCCTCTATGTGGCGGTCCTTGGCTTCCTGGAAAGACACTTCAGCACGCTTGTTTTCTAATTTTATGTGTCCGTAGATGTCAACCAGTATTGAAACAAGGGCCGAAAACATAACAATTGCAGCTATAATGCCAATAATTCCCCAATAAAGAGACAGCATGGCTGCGACGTATAAGGTAAAAAGTGTCATTAAAAGTACAATCATGTCATTCTCCGTTTTTTTCTCTCTTAGGTAGTACTGTAAGCTAACCCACCAAGGAAAGCAACTATGATCGATAGATTGGTTGAAGTTCTTTTGCAATTCATTGAATTGTTTAGGTTTTGGGTAATCTTGCCGCCCTACGAGGGCGGGGTTTTAATCAGGCTAGGAAAGTTTGTTAAGGTCCTGGAGCCGGGGCTGCACTGGATCTTGCCGATGGGTATAGACCGCACCGAGCACGAGCACATGGTACCCAGGACGCACACGCTGGGCGACCAAAGCGTGACCACGCTAGACGGAAAACAAGTTGGATTTCAAGCGGTTATAACATACAAGGTGCGAGACATTAAGGTAGCGCTTCTTGAAGTCGAAAACAGTGAACACGCCATCCAAGACAGTTGCGCTGGCACGATAGGCCACATTATGGCGCAGTGTACCTGGGACGACATTGTTAAGGGGGAAGAAGTCATGGATAAAGTTACGACCGCTTGCCGTAAGCGCGGATTTAAGTTTGGCTTGGAAATTACCAGTTGCCAGTTTGCTACGCTAAGTTTGGTAAAAACAATTCGTTTGTTAAACAAATAGATGTGGTATCATTCTCAAGCGCACAATTTCAGCGCTGTATTTAGGTTAGCTTAATTGAAAACCCATAATGTAGTAGCGAAACGCCATTTATTAATACCCGACACCCAGGTACGTCCGGGGGTTCCTACCGACCACATAGACTGGATCGGGCAGGCAATCGTGGACTACGCGCCGGACGTCGTAGTGCATATCGGGGACCACTGGGACAACCCGGCATTTTCGATGCACGACGCCAAGGGTTCATTAATTATGGAGGGCGCTAGGTACGAGGACGACATCGCGGCAGGTAACGAAGCGTTTGTGCGTCTAGGTGCGCCGATGTTTAAAGAAATTAAACGTCAATCTCGCAATAAAAAAGGATGGAACCCGGAACGTCATTTTGCGTTTGGTAACCACGAGAATAGGGTGCAGCGTGCCCTCAATAGCGAACCTAAATTAATTGGTTGCGTTGGGATGCACCACATGGTAACTAACGGCTGGAAACGCCACCCGTTCTTGCAGCGATTCTGGATAGATGGGTTGGTTTATTCTCATTACTTTCAGGCTCAAAATAGTTCGTTTGCGATTAGTGGAACCATCGACAACCGCCTCAATAAGATTGGCGAATCATTCGTGCAAGGCCACGCCCAGGGGTTTATGTACGGCAATCGCGTGTACCCTACCGGCACGGTGCGGCACGGCCTGGTCGCGGGGTCTAGCTACTTGCACCAGGAAGGATACAAGGGCGCGCAAGGTAACAATCACTTCAGGGGGATAGTAGTGTTAAACGAAGTTAGAAATGGCAACTACTGTGTGATGCCTTTAACTTTGTCGTATTTATGTAAGCGGTACACGGGCAAGGATCTAATTGCTTATATGAACAAAAAATACAAGCACGACGACTGGCAGCACCTACTTATATGACGATATTGCTGCTGCGCGACCTGCTGGACATTAAGGCCCGCAAGCAGCGAGAACTAGCATTTTATACCGATAAAAAGACCGAACTAGAGACAACCCTCTGCTTAATTCGGCGTGAACTAAATTTAACCGACCGCATCCTACGGATGATAAAGGCCGAAGAACTTCAGGAAATTAACGATGGCAGGCACCCAAAAATATAGCGACAGCGAACTGCTGGCTGCGATGCAGAACGCCAAGGACGCGGGCGACCATGCTACCTCCGTGCGTATCGCCAAGATGATGTACGACCAGGCCGTTACCCACGAAGTAAAAGAGCCGCCGAAGGTTGACCTTAGTAAGTACGCCCCCCTACAGAACGACCCCAGCGCAAGCGGGGGCGGGACTATTCCTTTTGGCCCCTTTGATACGCACATTCCTATGTCGCAGGGCGTAGATCGGTTTCTTTCGGGCATGGGGCAGTCCGTATATGAAACGGGCCGTGGAATTAGTCAGATGTTTGGTGGCCAGACTAAGGCAGACACCAACGAGCAGAGCCGCATGGATGCGCCCTTGCTTCATACTGGCGCTGGATTTGCGGGTAACCTTATGGGCAACCTGGCGGGATTTATGTTGCCGGGGGTGGGAGTCGAGGCGTTAGCCGCGAAGGTCGTGCCAAAACTTGCAACCGCCGCGCCGTTAGCAACAAAAATTGCAAAAATTTTATCACCAGAAATAGGCGGCTCAGGGTATGGGGCAATTTCTCCGGTAGGCACCGACCAGTCCCGCCTAGGGAACGCGGGCTACGGGGCAATAGCGGGCGGCGTGCTTCATTCCGCCGGGCAATCGCTAGGTTCCGGCGCTCGTACATTAATAAATAAATACGCCAGCAAGGCAGCGGACCCGGCGCTTAGCGTAAAGCCTAGCTACATGACCGCCATAGAACCCGCCAACGACGCCGAGCGAGACGTTGACTGGAAGACGCAAACCGAGTGGCCCGACAAAGCTATAGCAGTGACCGCCAGGGACCCCCAGACAAATCAATTACTCAGTCGCCAGGTCCTAACGCATCGCGGCGATAACATCCAGTCGCTTCGCATGGACACGCACCCGGACTACCAGGGCCAGGGCATTGGTTCCGACGTGCTGCACAAGGCGATAGGGTACGCCCACGACCAGAATTTGCCCTTCACGTCCGACACCCAAGTTTCAGTCCCCGCCATGAAGACGTACCTGAAGGCTCGCGGCGTGAACCCCAAAGTTAACGCCGAACACGATGAAGTAATGGACGCCAATGACGGCATGGTTGCGTCTTCCGCCAACGGCAGGCCTATGGTACACATAGACCCCGAAGTACACGCCGACGACGCGCAAGATACCGAGATCCCATCTTTTAACCCAAACAGCTACGCTGGCGGGGGCGGGATTGCCAGAGCAATTATAGAGCCTACGGTCAACGCGGTACGGGAACACGCGGGGCCTATCCTAGGCGACGTGGGCGCTATGATTCGGCAGCTAGCCGAGAAGGGCGGCTTTACTAAGAATCTACAGAACGGCACCGACGCCACGCACGGCTACGCCGTCAGCACCAGCAAGGGCCTCGAGCAACAGCACGCAAGCATTCCTACCGTAGAGCAACTGCATAACTATGTAGAATTAAATAAAAAGGCACTTTCGCAGCCCGGAAATCATTTTGGGGCGTGGTCGGACCCCGAAAGCGGAAATCATTTTTTAGATGTTACCCACGTCGAGCCAGATTTTGGCTCTGCTATTCAGAAAGCACGAGACAATCAACAGCTTGCAATATTTGATCTGGCTCACGGCCACACTATCCCAACGACCGACGACTATACTCATTTTACCCATTACGGCAACCCCGACCTTCCCGAACTTACTTTAGACCCTAACAAGATGGGTACCGGCATCAAGGGCGCTGAAGCGCGCCGTGGCGGCCCGAAGGTTATCAGCGTCTACGCGCACGACAACGCCGCGCCCGAGCCTGGCCTGGAATCCAAGACCCCCTACCGCGTGACCATCCCGTCCGCAAATTTATACGACGCCAACAAGGACCCCCTAAATTTAAAGGCGGACGCCACCTACAACAACAACCTGGACATGTCCGACTACGAGTCCGCTATTAAGGGCGCAGGGTTCCATGGCTACCACATACCGGACGCCGAGGGGCAGCTACGGGGCCAAGCAAGATTGTTTCAGCCTACGAACGCCGTAAGGATAGGGCCTGGAAGCCCCGCAGATGATCTGAGTGAGGACTTTGATCACGGTATGGCTAGTGGTGGCCTAGTGAGCAGGTACGACGAGGGCGGGGCTATCCGTGCGCTAATGAAGCCCGCCGCCCAGGCCGTCCGCAGTGAACTCATTGAACCCGGAATCGCCGCCGCCAGGTCCCTGTGGGAAAAGTATGCCGGAAATTCCGCGTCCCAACTGGAAAGCGTCGCTAATACCGTCGCAGACACCGGCCACGCCACGTACAATCCTACGTCGGGCGACATACACACGGAAGGCTACGCCGTCCCTGCGGGTCCTAGCGCGTCCCTGGACCACGCCCCTACGGGCGACGAGATGCACGACTTTATGGCGCAGCACCAGGACTCGTTTGACAATCCTAAGGCGGCTTTACATATAGAGTCTGACGACAGTGGCAATCATTTTATGCATGTCGCGCACCACGAAAATGATTTTGATTCGGCGGTCGCCGCCGCGCATCAGTTTGGCCAGCCCGCCGTCCGCGAACTGCACACGGGCAATAACCTAGATGCGACCGGCCCCGTCGGCTTCGACAGTGGCAACAAGACTCTGGAGCCTGAGGACGTGCAACTCTACGGCAACGACAACAAGTCCTTTGCAAGTAACGCACTGGTACACGAAAATCCCGCCAGTAGGCCGCTAGATGAATATGATTTTATGCATTCCACGCCCGCCGCCAGAACGAACTGGACGCCGGGGCAGCAGACAGTCAACAATCCCGTGCGGCTGCATACCGCCGGAATCTACGGGGACACCAAGAGCGTAGTGGACCAGGCCGCAGAACTGGCCGCCAAGTCCCCGGAAGACCCCATGATGCACCAACTCTTTGGTGTTACCCGGCAGGACCTTGCCGACATAGGGGCCGGACGCCAGGGCAATCTAATGGGGCAACCCCTGGGCTACAGGGCAAACCCGCAGGGGTCGGCGGCGGCGCTTAATGTAATGGTTCCCAAGAACGCCCAGCGGCTAGTAGACGCACTGGAATACGCCAAAACAAAGCCGGAGTTATCGACCGGAATGACCGGCTGGTACGTAACAGATCCCGCCTATCAACGCATCTTGCATTTAGTCGATGGCGACACCGAAAAAGCCAAGACTATGTTTGACCAGCTAAATACTTTTCAGGCAGTCAGCAGCCCCCAGACACCGGTAGACCGGGAACTGGAAATAGCGGGAACGGCCCACTGGCTTAGAAACTCGGGCCGATGGAAGGACTTTGAGCAGATGGCGAACGCCGCAAAAGAAAACAGGCCCCAGTCCGACCTCGCTGATTTAATGACCCACCTGTATCACAACAGTCAGAACGTCCCGGCCATGAACCGCTACCTCGAGGCGGGCAAGATCGGCAGCGTCCCCATGCAGGCCCCCAAAGCCTACACCTACGGGGAGGCGTCTAACATACCCGACATTGGAAACCAGACCAGGACCCCGGTCGGAGACACTCACTTTGCGGGCGCGCTAGGCTTACTGGATACCCGCACCTCGAGCAACCCCAAGGGCAGTCTGTCTACCGAAGAACTGCAAACCCTCAGCCCATGGTTCAGGTCCAACGTGTCTGACCGGGCGGGCATGGAACCCGTACCCGCGCAAGCCAACCTGTGGGGTATCTTTGCGCCCCAGACCGGAGTTCGTAGCGGCATTGGAATGCCTAAACTTGAATTGATGACCCAGCAAATTAAAAACATCGCAGCCGAAAAAGGGGTTAGCCCGGAAACCGCCAGGGACATGTACCTAATGGGTAAACGCTAAAGGTTAATTTCTCCTTTCAGCGGCAAAGACGGATTCTGCAATGACTTGACGGTGTCGGGATGAACGCTTGCGGGAAGCACCAGGGACGGCCCCTTAGCTTCCGCAGGCGGCACAAACATAAACTCATATTCTTGAGTTTTTTTGTTAAAACTAAAATCAACACTCGACCCCTTAGGTAACTTACCAAGTTCCGTCAGGCTCACCGTAAACACGCCGTCTTCCTGCATGTAGGCTATCGTTGCCAGAATTAGCATCATGTCCTGGACCTGCTTTTCTAGGCCCGTCACTACGCCCACCAGGTCGCTTGCGGACATTCCCTTGGTTCGTGTCGTACTCATGCTCACATTCCCTTACCGAGCCGGTCTGTTGCTAGGCTTAAAACACAAGTACCGGTCCCCCAGATACTCGAGCGCGGCGGCAACCTTTTCGCCGTAGGGTATAATTTCTTTGGCCATGTGCTGGGGCCAAATTTGAGTTGCAATTTCTGTCTCTTGTTTATTCATAGCGGCTTCCTTTAAATTTACATTTTTGACATTTAACTTGCAGAACTGTCGGCGACTCACTTAATATTTTTTGCGTATCGTAGAGGCCGGACCCGCACTCGGGGCACTGGAACCCATTGCAAAAATATTCTGGATTAGAAACCTGTAATTTAACGTTGCTCCAATACAATATCCGACCGTCGTTCCACTCTTTTAAACTGAGTGTCCCAGGACTTTGGTCCCGGCTCAAATTCTTCTTCATCTTTTTGCTCCTGAATAACGATCTTCAATGCTTCTTCGTACTGATTGCCGAGACGGCACAGGGTCACTGACGACCTAGTGCTGCCCCGGCTAATACATGTCGCGGGAACGCTAAACAATACAACTATTAAAACATCCAGTGCTAAAAAACACAAAAGCCATTTTGTTGCGCTTTTTCGATTCATTACACGCACTCTATTTCGTATATAATTTCTTCAACCATCTTTGTGCCAACCTTTTTGCGGAAACACACGGAGCTAGTGTAATTAAAAAATAATTTCTGTTTTTCACCATCCGGGGAACCCCAGAACGTACAAAAGTCACTAAATTTAGTTTCAGTAACTTTCTTGTCCGGCGTCCACCCATGCGAACGCAACAACGCCCACACCCTTTTAAATAAAGAAAAATCCCCCGTAAAGCCAACATATACATAACTATCGCCAGCCGACGCCTCGATACCCAGCGCTTGCAATGCATTAAATACCGCGTCTCCAACAGTTTCGACCGCATTAGCCTGCTTGCTGGCTTTTTCATAAATTTTATCAGTTAACATTTTTACAATAGAACTCATTTCTATCTCCTTTTACGGTTTAATACCAATCATGTGATTATCTATTACTTGCCACGCCTTTGAACCTATCATTATACCTTGCCAGAGGCGCTGTAGGCCACGGTAATTTTTGTCCTGTTGAACCATATTTTCGATCCCCACCGTGACCGCGTAGTGGGCTACCGCAAACAACGCCATAACCGCAACCGCGTCCTTGCGTGACGGATGGGCACCCACAAAAACACTAGCAACGCCAGTTTCTTCAAACCTGTCGGGGTTCTGGGCAATGTATACGGTCTGCATTCCGTCCACTACGTTCAATGCCTGCCACACAACCTCCTGGGCGGTAGTTTCTGGTGAGAACACCACGTTAAAATGGTGCGGGCCTACGTAGTCGTAGTCTGCGGCCTTGGCGCTAGAACACACAAAAGCCGTTAACCCCATCAGTGCTAAAAAACACAAAATCCATAGTGTAATTAGGGCCACTACGGCGGTAATATTTTCGAGTAACTTTGAACTTTTCATGTCATTTCCTGTGTTATTTAATACCCGGTAACAATATCACCAACGCGGGTGGTTGGCAAGCTATTTCTTGTACCGGTCGTCTATGGCCGTACCGTCATGAATGTTTTGTAATACAAAAGCTACCCGGCACATGGCATGCGACAGGGGGTTAAGGCCGGACTCGGCGTCCTGGTCGCGACCTTCAAGGTAGTCGGCTATGTGCCGGAGGGCGCAAGACAAGTTGCGGCTAACTTCCATTCCCTTGCGGTAATTATTAAAATCCTTGTACTTCTTGTGCCCATATTGCTGCACCGCACTAAGATCATTAATGGCGGCCCAGGGTAGCCACGACAGGGGTAGCTTGCCGTCATCGTAGGTCTTGGCTTTAGGCGCGTCCGGCGCTTGAGTTATTGAAACCGAACCAAATCCTGGCCCATTAATTTCAAGCGCTATGCCACTCAGCGGGGATTTAATTGGTCCCCAAAAAGCGTCTTGACCTATCCCTGGTACAGTTTGATTGGTAAATGATTCTACGCGACTAATATCCGCCATGAATTTTTCTTTGTCTTCTGGTGCTTTATATTGTTTCAAAAAATCATTGTATCCAGCGTCGTTATTATTCATGATTTATTCCCAAAAACAAGTTTGTTGAACCACCGCCGTATCACGTACTGGCGGACAATGCTAATAACCGTAAAAATTAATCCTATAAGGGCGTTCTTGCTTAAAGAAAGCGTACTAAACCCAAACAATGGCAATATCAAAATATTAGCCATAAAGTTAATAGAATACCCTACAACTAAATTAAAAGCTACCTCGGCGACGCTGCCTTTCTTGGTCTGCATTAGAACCCCCCGTGCACTGTGGATTCCTGAAGCGCAGAATCCAAATCCACCCCCTCAAATTGAGGCAACAGGCGCGGTATGGCGTCCAGAGCGGACTTGTAGAACGTGTCGAATGCCGTCTGGTCCATAGACGCCCAGTTAATAGATCGAGGCTTGAAAGCCACCACGTCGCCTGCCAGGCGAACTTCGTCCACGTACCCGGCCTGGATGGAGACCGCAAACCTGAGCGCTTCTTGAGACACGTATATTTCTTGGTTCTTAAATACCATCGACAGTAACCCAAAAAATTTACGATGGTGGCCGGGGTTGCGATCCTTGCGGCACTGTGCTCGCACAATTTCGCCAGCGCCCAGGGACGTGACGTAGTCTTCCCCGGCCTCGTCTATTGGTTTTAACGCGCCACCTAAAGTTTTAACTAAGTACAGGTCCATTAGATTTTTCCTCATGCAGTGGCATAAACCAGAAACACTCTTCGTCGCCTTGAAGTCTATTAAAGGGCGGCTCTGTAAAGTACGTTTTTAAGTTTGCCGTTGGGTTCACCGCGTACCTGTAGCAATTTGATTTTTTAGGACAATTTCCGCCATAACACATTGATATATCAAGCATATTTACTCCGTTAAAAGTGCCGGTCTTTCCCGGCTGTCAGCGTACTAATCCCTGGAGGAGTGTCAATGATTTTCCGCGCAAACACTAGAAAGGAATTTCGTCGTTAAACTCGTCTTCGTCCTTTGCGGCTACGGAAGATACTGGCTTGACAGACGCCACCACTCGAGCGTTAATTTTAGTGCGTAGCCATTCGGGAAGTTTATTAAACACAGCCTCGTCGTGAGCGTCAGGCGAATAAACTACCAGTTCGTTATGAGAGATGGCCAGCTTGGGTTCCGCCTCAATCGCAAGACGTTGCGCCTTCATTAGCGGCAACGCCGTTGTAATATTGGCGTAAGTCTTGTCGCCGCGAGTTTCGTGAGTTACGCCAACCTGGCACACCTTGCCAATAATGGACGTAATGTCGAAACCTTCTTTTTCGGCGGGGGTAAAACTGCTGCCGCGCCAGCCTTCCAGGAAAGGACCTAGATTGCTTTTGTCGCCAATAGTTAACCCGAACGTTCGACCAATGGTAGAGGGACCCGTAATTTCTTTACCGTTTTTTGTGTAAGTAATAGCCTCGTCGGGCAATTCAAATCGCAAATAAACCTGGTGCTTTACCTTGTCGTCGCCCTTGTAAGTTGTTTTTTGATTGCCCAGGTCTACCACGCCAATACAAATTGCGTAGTGAGCACCCTGGGGTACCGGAGTGAAATCTGTGCCGCCTTTTGCGGAAACTTTAATGCTAGGAAATGACATCTTTGTTACCTTTCGTTAATGTTAAAAATTGTTCAAGAAATTCAAAATACCCAGGATCTAAACTAAGCAGTGATTGCTCATCTAGCTCGGCCTGGTGCCAACTAGAATCATTGTAATCATCCGTCTGCGTCATTGTTTTTTATTCCTGGCCAGCGGCGCTGGACTTCGTCAAACATCCTAGATATTCCAACATACTTAGGATCACCTGTCAATCTTTTAATTTCATTAATTAGTTTAGCTTTTTTAATGATTTCTAGTGCGCGGGACTTGGATTTTCGTTGACTGGTCATGCTCGTAGGAATAATCATGCCGTTGCTGTTGGTCCACAGGCTCTTAAAATGACCATAGATGTTACTTTTAGCGGTCACGGCGCAATCTCCAGTAATAAAGTTACCAAATCATCATAGCCCGTTACGACTTCGTCTAACTCTTCGTTCCTGGCCGTAAATATTGAAATACCCGCTTCTTTACACCAGGCTACCTTGTGACGTATTGTGCCGTTGCGCCAGGTGCGCCGGAGATGCTCTGCGGTTAATTTTTCTTCATATTCGGGGTCGAGTGAACCTTTCCGCTTTACTCGTTCCATAAACATGTCGGCCATCTTGAGCGCCTTAAAGCTATCTTTATGAATTAATAAGTAGTACCGGCGCTTCAGAACTTCGTCCGTAAAAGCGGCGTTAATTAATTGGTCGGACGGCGCGCCCGAGTCTTCCAGGTGCTCGTGGATGTAGTGGTAGTTTGACCGCTCCATAGGCGTACACCTAAAGGGACGCCAGTACGCCACATAGTAATTTTCAAATGACGGGCCTTCGTAGTTGACTGTGTCAATCCACAACGACAGGTGCTGGGGGGTAAACTCGGCTGTTGTTTTATTCATTGCATTTATCTTATCAGTAATTTCATTAAATAGCTACCTATTTATGCCTTTAATTCCAACATATTACTAACTGTAAGTTTCAATATTACCGGGGTTGTTCTTAGTTCCTATTTCTCACATGGTCAGGGCCAGGCTGGGCATACCAGTACCTGCCCACATATCTCAGTAGGAGGAACGGGTACTAGGACGATCCCATGGCTTGGGCCGAGTGTAGTATATTGTGAGGTTACTTTCTAATCACACGCCTTCCTCACTTAACCAGTGGCGCTGTAGCTTTTGTGAATGCCCCCAGTAGCTACAAAAAAAACCCGCCGCTGATGCAAAAGGGCGTCCAGCGGGACCGTCACCTGGTCATACTATTTTGCTAGCAATGACCACCGACTAGGAGTACTATATCACACCTATGAATACCACAGCAACACCAGTCAATTTAAATTCAGAGGCCTGGGCGGAATGGCTAGCCTACCGCAAGGCAATCAAGCGCCCGCTAAAGGAACCCTCGTGGCCGCTAGCCCAGAAAAAAATGGCCAGCATGGGGGACCGGCAGCTTGACGCAGTGCATCATAGTATTGCAAATGGTTGGCAGGGGCTATGGTGTCCTCGAGAAGAGCGTGCTAGTATCGGCGGAATACGGGCGGAGGACATCTGGTGAATGACGCTGACAAAAAAGAATTTTCATTAGAACTTAGGAACCTGGGCGCGCTGTACGGCAAGCCGGTCAGCGCCGAATTGCGGCTGCTGTATTGGGACGTGCTCCGGGTATTGACAATCGACGAATTCAGGCGTTCGGTCGCCGCAGTAAAGCGAACATCGACCTGGTTTCCGAGGCCAAGCGAGATAATTAAATCGGCAAAAACGGTAGGTTGGATATGAGCGTAGAAAATCTATTAAATAATTTGACCAAGGTCAAGGCAACGGGTCCAGGCAAGTGGGTGGCGTGTTGCCCGGCGCACGAAGACCGAAGCCCCTCGCTTGCCATTAAGGACGACGGCGGGCACGTTCTGATTCATTGTTTTGGCGGTTGTAGTGTGGGCGACATTATGGGCGCGATGGGCCTGCCCATTTCAGATCTTTTTCCGCCAAGCGACGGCAAATGGAAGCCGGACGAGAAACCAAAGTTTTTTGGCACTGCAAAGTTTACCGCTATCGATGCGCTCAGGTGCTTGTGGGGTGAAGGCGTAGTCATGGCGTTACTTGCATCGCAGATGGCCGACGGCCAGGTGCTCGACGCGTCGGAACGTGACCGTCTAGCTACGGCCTGCGGGCGCGTCGCTACGGCCATGGAATACCTGGAGGCGCAATGACAGACGCCGAATCAGCCGCCGCGAAGGCGGACGACATTAGCCGGGCCAGGCGCATTGGCCGGATGCTAATTACAGAGGCCTCGCCGGGGGAGGACGACACGCCCGAGAAGATACTACTGGATTTTGCCAAGATGTCGGCCAAGGAAATGCGCGACGCGTACCTGAAGCATATGGCCACTTTTGAAACCCTGCCCCTGGACGCAAGCGGCGAAAAGGTTAGACTCTATGCGGGAGAGTGGAGCATATGGAGCGGATTTCCGGGGGCCGGTAAGACGACCGCGATACGACAGATGGCCTGCAAATTTATGAAATCCTTGCGGGACGGGGAATGTGTTTTTATTGCTACCCTAGAGCAAGACCCGAGTTGGTACATTGTTGAAATGGCGGGGACGGCGGCGGGCGTTGAAACTCCGAGCGAGGAACAGATCACTTCTTTTTTAGATACCTACGGAGACAAACTTAAAATATGGGGAATTGTAGGTATTGCGGATCACAAGAAGATACTAGCGACGGTGCGTGACCTGGCGACAAATCACGGCTGCAAGCATGCTATAATAGATTCATTAATGGCACTGGACATAGATAGTGGCGACAACGAAGCACAGCGGCAGTTTTCAAATTTACTTTCCGCCACAGCAAGGACCACGGGCGTGCACGTACACCTTGTCGCCCACCCACGTAAGCCACTGGCTGCTGACCAGGCCCCCAATAGTTGGGACGTGGCGGGTTCCAGTGACCTGGGTAGACTCGCATTCAACATTTTTTTTCTACGACGCGGACCCCAAGTTACCGGGGTAGAGAACATCAGCAATATGCTGCTGCATGTCGTTAAGCAGCGCACCAAGGGCTGGCACGGAGAGATTACGGGATGTTTTTATAGTTTAATGAGACAGTTTCACCTCGACGCTTATGCAACCATGCCGATTAAATATTTGCCAGACGACCAGTACGACCCGGAAGGAATGTCGGACGAGCCTCCGTTTGTATTTAAGCGAGACGAGCAAGTAGTTAGACCGCCCTGGGAGTTATAAATGAGTAGAAAACCGCCAACCAAACAAGAAGCACTGCGAATGTCGCAACTAAAGGACATGGGGTGCATCGTTACGCGCCTGAGTTTTGGGGCGTTTGCCGGTGCCGATATCCATCACCTAACGAAGGGTGGGCGAAGGCTGGGGCACATGCAGACGATACCCTTGTGTCCGTGGTTCCATCGCGCCGTACCTAACATAGGACTTACGCCGGACGCCATGCGGGAACTTTATGGGCCGTCTATGGCAGAAGGAAAGCGCGCCTTTGAGAATGCTTTTGGGACTGAGGAGTATTTACTTGAGGAAACAAACAAATGGCTTGGCTTGAAAAACAACCGCGACTAACGCAAGTCTATTGCTACGTGGCAAGCCAGCTAAACGACATAGGCATAGAGCCTGGCGGGGCGGTCATTAAAGAACACATTCGCCAGGACCTTAGGGACATGAACGTTCAACCCGACCCGCAAGAGATTGCGTTAATGCTGTCGGGAATGATTGCCGAAAAGGCATTGAACCAGGAAGACGTCAATCGTCTGGCGCGCCATGCTAAAATACGCTGAGTCTATTGAGCAGCAGGGATTTTTTGCGCGCGCTGCTAAAAGACCCTATGGCTACGAGATGCTAAGTGACTATTGTTATGCCGTCCCTAACGGAGGCACGTCCGGTGGCCGCAGGGCCATGCTTGCGGGAGTGCGTCGCAAGGCGGAGGGTGTGACCGCAGGGGTGCCGGACATTGAATGCATGATTGCTGTTTCGCCCTACACTGGGCTGCACATAGAAATGAAAAAAGAAAATGGAGTTCCGTCGGACGTTACCCTGGCGCAGCAACTAATGATGGCCAGATTGACTGGGTGCGGGCGAAAGTGCGTGGTGGCTTTTGGGGCCGCCCAGGCATGGACGGAACTATGTAAGTACCTGGGGTTTGCAGAGTGATGCAGATCAAAGAGCAGTCAATACGCGCAATTATCACGGACGCGTTCCATATGCTGAAGTTTGTGCAGTCGCAGTCCATCCAGCGTGGTGTATGGGACAACATCCCGGCGGAGTCTCGAAAAAGAATGCTAGACCTTGACTATATACGAGTAACCCCGAACGTGGTATATTTAACCAATGAAGGACTTGCTGTATTGGGTTACAATGAAGTTAACGCTTGAATTTAAGGAAAAAGGATATGGTTATGACTATTATTGCAAAAGGAACTGTTAAAAAAGACGACTGGGCAGACTCCAGCGGTCACTGGTATTGCGCCAAGACCGGCGCGCCTAGATACACCATTGTCGGCAAGAACGGCAAGGTCAGGAACACCACGATTCGAGATGCGAGAGAGCACGGCTACGTTCCGTCCGTGTCCACCATCCTCCAGTTAGAAGCCAAGCCGCAGTTAACTCGCTGGCTGGTTAATCAGGCCATGATGGCGTGCCTTACGCTTCCCCGGAACGAGGGAGAAAGCGACGATAGTTTCATGGCTAGGGCGCTGATTGATTCCAAGCAGCAGGCCATTAAGGCGGCGGCGCGCGGTACGTACATACATGGGTTGCTCGAAGAGTCCGTGCGCCAGGGCGCTGCCAGGGGAGACGCAACAGACCTGCCCTACGTGTTTCCAATACTGGAATGGCTCGATAAAAACTTTGAAGGGTATACGTGGTCCGTCGAGCGTTCTTTTTCGTGCAAAGAAGGATACGGCGGTAAAATGGATTTAACGGGAACTAAGCAGTACGGGCGTCCGGTAGTCATAGACTACAAGTGCAAGGACTTTAAGGACGACAGTAAAAAGATGGCGTACCCGGAGCACGTAAGCCAGCTAGCGGCCTACGCCCAGGGGCTAGAATACATTGCACCCCGCTGCATTAACCTATTTATATCGTCCACGGTGCCCGGATTGTATGTGGCGCATGAATGGACAGAACAAGAGATATTGACCGGGCGCGATGCGTTTTGGGCGTTGCTGGCTCTATGGAAGGCCCGCAAGAGCGTGGCATGACCGACGTCGCCTACAAGCTGGTTAAAGGTAAGTGGGTGCTGAAAGCCATGACCCCGAAGGCCAGGGAGTCTATGGGGAAGTACATGGGCGGTCCCTGGGAAATGTCGAAAGACTTATTTTGGTACGACATAGCCGAAGATCAACTAAGCGACACCCTGGCGCTGTTGAATGGCCTTGGTCTGAACACGTCTTTGCCGGTCAAGGTAAAGGTCGATACTCGGCAATATACGGACTTTTGAAATGCTATACTAAGGAATGACCGACACTTGGACGGACATTTTATTGATTCAACCCGAGCAGTACCAGCGGGTGCTGGTAAAATTGCTGGGTGGTTCGGTAAGAATTACAACGTATGATAAATTCGACTATGGACAATGGGCAATTGCTTTTTGGAAGGCTATGCCAATGCAGGCTGTAAAATGACACACTACGACAACGACAAAGTATTTTGGGAATGCGGCCCCGGCTGGGGGGCGCTCATACGCCCGCTCGTTGAAAAATGCACGGAACTAGGCGGCCGCATCGACGTTATTAAAGAAAAGTTTGGCACGCTTGTGGTGCAGTACACGGAGGCAGACGAAACCCCAGAAAGTTGCTGGGATGATTTTAATGAACTGGTGCAGCAATCAGAGGTATACAGCGCGAACGTCTGCGAGATGTGCGGAGCGAGCGGCGAAATTATGAAATTGGGCGGATGGTATAAAGCGATATGTCCTGAACACGCGATTGAACTTGGTTACAAAAAAGGAAAAGAAACATGAATGTTAAAGAATTTATTATGGCTAATTTTGATTCAAAGTGGGCCGGTGACGCCCGGCACCCTCTCAAGGTGGGGGACGTTGGATTTTTATTGGCACTGACCCCTGCGGCATTCTGGGGCGCGCGATTCCATCCGCGCCAGAGACTCGAGATTAGGCCGCACCCTGTCCGCGTAGCGGGGACACTGGAAGAAGTGCTGTATGGCGTCATACCGGGCGAGAGGACTGAGGTAGAGGCCCTCGGCGTTGCCAGGGTGCTGGAAGTATCTGCCAATGGCCGGGGACGCGTACAGAGCCTCTGGGGGGACGACGCGGTCATTGCCCTAGATCAACTGGCGTATCCCGACCTGGCGGACGACCTGTACATTGGTAGTGAACCCTACGAAACAAACGACACCTAGGGTAGGCCGGACAAAATAATGCCGCCATCAAGTGGAGAACTTGTGGCGGCTGTTGTCTTGCCACTCGGCGGGTGGCTTGTGGTGGGAGTCGGTTTTAACCCGACAAATACCATCATAGCATACGTTTCGTTGGTGATTGACAAGTAAGGAATATACGCGTATAACTCCACAAAGATACTCAAGGAAACTGAAATGACTAGTAAAAAAGACGTTTGGAGAACCCGTTGGAATACCCGGTATGTCCCAGGACAGATACAGGTATCTACCCGCCGCACAATAGGCAGCGGGCTGCTGATTGAAGAAATTGTACTGGAACGAAAGCCACTGAATTTAGCGCGCTACATGCGGCAGCCGGATCAAAGATGATTACACTAGCGCAGTACCTGGAGATATTTTCGATTGGGTCGCTAATGCTTGTATTTGCGCTTACCGCATTGTCGGTAGCGTATGCAGTCCTTTTGCTTTGTACGGTAATAGCACTGTTTACGGGAGACGACCATGAGCATTCATAAGCTAGACTGCGGCTGTAGAGTGAACGACTTTGATCGCTTTGTGTCCATGTGCGACGCCTGCCAGAAACAGTTTACAGACCTGCACGCGGTAGCCAAGATATACCACGACGAAGGCCAGTTCGCTGAATTTGTTAACGTTGAAAAGGAGTCAGCCATCGCATGAAAACTCAAGAAGAAATTAAAAGTACGGTAAAGTCCAAGGCGGAGCTGCGGGAAGAGCAACTGAGGGATGAGTGTTTTTATTTAGCCACATTGGATATGGATTCAGATTTATCGGCGCTAAAAGAACAAAACGTAAAACAGCAATTTGAAATTGAAAAGCTAAAGGCGCAGATTGCAACGCAACTTATTCAATTAAATGAAGCCGACGTTTCGGGAACGCAGCTTTTGCTGCAATGCAAAAGACTTAGAGCGGCATATGGGGATAAGCAAATTGAAATTGTGAAATTAAAGTCTCAGGCTAGATTTCAAAAAGCCTTTGCTGGACAAAACTTTAAAATGGAAATTGCGTGGCACGCAGGGCGTTGCCCAGACACCAGCAACAGCACCAGAAAATAGTTCAAATGGTATCAGTCATTGGCGTAAAATTGGACGCAAGCTGGACTTAACATTACAAAACTGTAATTATATGCCCCTTGCTATTATTTGAGACTTTTGATACAGTCTGTCTACGGAATTAGCAAACGGAACATGAAATGAAATACGTAAACGATGTTAGAAAATTAAGTGGAAACGCCAAGTACATGGGCGTTGTTTTTCAGGGAACGATGGATGAAGCTATTGAGCAGGCGCGCAATATGCCCGACCATGGTTTAGCAGAACAATACACCCCGAAGGGCATTAGTCGGGACCGGGCAGCACTGTTGCAGCATCTGAACTTGTTAGAAACAGAAGTTGCACCGGTGGGTATTTGGGGTATTGAGTACGCCGAATCGAGGGGCTGGCTATGAGATGCGACGGGGTAAACTTAAAGGGGCGCACAAAAGGCAATGCGTGCCTTGTCCCCGCCACCTATTCAACGCGAGGCCACTGGTACTGCGCGATACATTGCGCTGCAATTTCAGGGGAACCCAAGTTGTCCAAAGAAGCAATGCGTATACGGGCGGCTCGACAAAAAGCCGCCAGGCGTGCCTGGTCCGTCAGCATAGATGCACTGATGGATCAATCTGATTTTATTGATACCGTGCTATAATGGGAATATCATCCACTACTGAGGTCCGCCCACATGGCAGACGAGAGCACCCCTGGCGGGTATTTAGAGGCATTAAACCTAAGACACGAACGCTTCAGGGCGCTGGGGGGAACCCAGGACATTCAGGCGGACATGAGCGTCTTGAACCCGATCAAAGACGAAATAACGGACCTGCACCGCAAAATAGTGTTCGACCTGGCGTCTGCGGGTCTGTCGAACCAAGACGTGGCGGACGTCATGGGGATCTCCAAGGAGCGCTTGCAGACCCTATTCGACCGAGAGGTCAAGACCGCCTACCAGTTGTGTCACGCTTCTCTAGCAAGGTCCTTGTACTACATGGGCGTGGCGGGGGACGAGAAGGCAGCTACGAACTGGTTAAAACACCACAATCGCTCGAAATGGGCCACCAAGACACAGGTCAGCGGCACCGAGGGCGGGGAACCAATCAAGACCGAGGACACGGGTTCCCGGGACGTGCTGGCCAAACTTATAGCGGGCATGTCGGTAGCCACCAACCTAGTAAGAAAGACCGGCCCAGCGGCCTTGCCTCAGGTCAAAGAAGCGGCAGTCAAAACGGTATCCGTGAAAGCCAAAAAACAAACTATGATAAAAAAACCACGCCAGGATACCGAGGGTACTTGAACGACGTGCAGCCCCTCGAGGGATTAACGTGCGAAGAATTATCGCGCATAGTGGATGATTTGCCGGGATACTGTCAACACAACAGGAGCATTGAGCATGGTTAACTTTAAAAATATTCATCGGTCTACTTTTGAACAACGACGCGCTGACCGTCTCAGCGAATCCATGGCGGCGGTTGAAGAGTACCTGGACGACACGGGGCTACCTTTCTTGGTTCCCGAAAACAATTTAGTGCGCGAAAAAAATTCCGCCCACAATCAAGTTCTAAACGAGCTATACCACGACCGGGCGCGACTCGAGCGGGTAGTGGACGACGCGGTAACGCTTATGCGAACGATGCAAGAGTACCTGTCTTGCAACTACGATGAGAACTGGAATCGGTACTGGGACGAAAATTCAATGAACGTTTACCTGATGGGGCTAATAGACCAGTTCGACGATTCGCACGGTAAACAAGAATGAGCATCGAAAATACTACTACCGAATCAGAACACGACTGCGGGCACCGCAAGGTAATAGAGGCCATGCTAGATGCCCTGGTATCGCTAGCTTACAGTGCCGAACATCAGTGGACGGGATTGTCGGCTGACAAGAAGCTGGCGGCAATCTCTGGGACCATTAATTCTATTATTTTTCATGGATCAAGGGCGTTGCATATTACGTCATTTAATCTTAAATTAAAGAACGGGAAAATGGTCAGCATTACTCCCGTGGAAGTGAATCCTTTCCCGGAAGATCGGGGTAAACTACATTGAACACTGGGGACATTATCGCATGAAAACCTTGCTGCTGTGCGTAGCGATAGCCGTTCAAGGCTTTAATGTTTCCAGCGTTACGCAGTTTGCAGATAGAACGACCACGCCACGCGCTTCATTTACTGAGACAGTGGTGTTGTTTTATTTTAAAACTACCGACGAAATGGTATCTAGGCTGGTGCTGGTTCCGTCTATGCCGAACCATATCCCGTATCTTTGCTTGCAGATGCAAAACAAGCGCGGCGTAGAATGTTTCTACATAGGAAAGGACGACGGAGTTACTCAAATTACGGTGATACTGGACGAGGAAAAAACATGAATATATATGAACCTAGATTTTCGGAATGTCAAATTTTGCAGCGGCAAGTGCAGGAATTTAAAGATTTAGCGGAATATTGGAGACGCAGTTCGTACAGTTATTTGGATTTAAACCATAAACTTCGAGCGCGGCTAGATGCAATGCAAAGTAATCACGCATTGGAACCCTACCCGCTAGCGAACAGGGTAATGCCGGAGGCGCACTGCCCGACCCTACAAGTTGTTAGTCACGAGGACGACGTAGAGGCGTTTGTGCCTACCGATTATCAGCACTACTGGACGTGCGCTCACTATCCGAGCGCAATAGACAACTGGGCACATAAATTTAAGCAATCCGATTGCCGGTTCTGCAATACAAAAGATGAATAATCTATTACCCTTTAAATTGAAGGCGGCCAAGCAGCCCCCGGCCTGCGATAAGGTGTGGGCGTGCGGCAATTGCGGGGAACAATTGTTTTATATTTGCTTGAGGGGCGTTATTGAATGCGCCGAATGCGAGGGCATTGTTGAGAACGTAGCCGTTACGTCTGAAAAAGTATGAGCGCACCCCCGCCCGTCGAATACGGGAAAATGCGCGCGTGGGACGCGGCGGGAAATGAACTAACCGAAGTGACGGACGAATCGGATGCGTGCGCCCGGCACTTGCGACATTTTTTTGACACGACTGAGCGTAGCGACACAATAGATGCATGCAGTCCTCCGACGTCCTTGAAATAGGACTGCGGCAGGGGTTTACGCAGCCCCAGATTGCATCCGCCCTTCGCAGCCTAGACGAGCTAGACGTAGACCGCCTGGCCTGGATGTGCGGCTGGGTAGACGTGAGACACGAATTTCAGGTAGTCCCGCCCGGGCAATGGTCCAACTGGCTGGCGCTGGCGGGCAGAGGCAGCGGCAAGACGCGCCTGGGGGCCGAATGGATAGGAATGAATGCCGCTATGGCCGCCGCAGGTGACCGTAGCCTGGTTATGGCCCCTACCAAGGGGGATATCAGGGAGGTGCTGTTTGAAGGCGACTCGGGCCTCCTGCGCTCGATTCCCCCTAGCCTAATAAAGTACTACCACAAGTCCCCCAGCCCGGAGATGATGCTGTGCAACGGCGCGCTGATAGGGGGCAAGGCGGCTGTGTCGTTCGAGCGTACCAGAGGCCCCCAGTGGTCGCGTGCTTGGGCCGACGAGCTGGCGGCGTGGGGGGAAGACGGCAAGGTGGACCCCGACGAGGTCTGGGACACCATGGTCATGTCGGTGCGCCTAGGGAAAGATACCCGCATCCTGGCGACGACGACTCCTAAGCCCAAGCCCCTCATTAGGCGGCTACTTGCAGACACCGACACGGTGGTTACGACCGCCAGCACCCATGTCAATTTAGACAACCTGAGTCCCGAGTTTGCGCGCCGAATTTTAAAGTACGCGGGCACTAAGATAGGTCGTCAAGAAATATATGCGGAGCTAATCGACGCCGAAGATGGCGGAATTATTAAGCGCGAGTGGCTTAACATGTGGCCCGCAAGCAAGCCGCGCCCGGAGTTCGAATACATTGTTACGAGCCTAGACACGGCATTTTCGGAGGAAAGTTACAACAAAAAGAAGCAAACAAGTGACCCTAGCGCGTCCTCTACCTGGGGTTGCTTTAGATACAAGGGTAAGCCGGGTATCATGCTGCTGGATTGCTGGCACGAGCGCCTAGGGCTACCGGACCTGGTGGACAAGGTCAAACTTGAGAGCGGTTCCCGGTACGGAACGTCCGACAAGGGGCCACAGATTGCGCCCTCGAGCGTCCCCAAGTGGGTTAAGGGGCCGCGCCCCAAGCCTATAACGGGCAAGGGAATTGACGTTATTGTGATCGAGGGTAAGGCCTCTGGCAAGTCCCTGCGGCAGTACCTGGCCAAGGCGGGCATAATGACCCAGGAATTTAACCCGGGGCGCGCCGACAAACTTACCCGTGGGCACGTAGTAAGCCCGATTGCTAGTAATGGTATAATCTGGATACCGGAGTCAAATAGTCGTCCCGGTAAATTTATGACCTGGGCGGAGCCTCTGGTAGAGCAATTGTGCAGCTACAATGGCCCCGGCTCCGTTCTGCATGACGACTTGTACGACACCACGACCCAGGCATGGCGCGTGATAGACTGGCAATGGCTGCATCACTTAGAAGAAGCCAAGCGAGTGAAAAATAGTCCGGAAGTCCCCCAGCAGCCCCAGCGTCGCCCCACCACTAACCCCTACTCGGAATAATTCATGGCAAGCGAAAGCGAAGTATTGCAATCTTTTGACCTAGCCGCGCCCGAACTAGATGAAAATTCTGATATTGCGGAGGACGCCGAGGAGCGCAGCGAGGGCCGGGTACCCACAGACGCCGACACTAAAGAGCTAGATGATGGCTCTGCGGTGCTGACCCTGCACGACAACGAGGACGTGGAGCGCAGCAAAGAATTTTATTGCAACCTTGCCGAGGACATGAAAGACAGCGAGCTACGGGAAATAGCGGTTAAACTGCTGGACCTGTTTGATAAGGACGTTATTGCTCGAGACCTTAGGGACAAGCAATACGAAGAAGGACTTAAGCGTACCGGATTCGCCAATGACGCGCCCGGCGGTGCCACGTTCGAGGGCGCTAGCAAGGTCGTGCATCCGCTGATTGCCGAGGTCGCCATAGACTTCAGCGCCCGCGCCATTAAGGAACTTTGGCCCGCTGGCGGCCCCTGCAAGGACAAGATTATAGGCGAACCCGACGAAAAGAAAGAGAACAAGGCCAAGCGCAAGTCCCGCTACATGAACTGGCAGATGACCGAGCAGATGCCCAGTATGCGATACGAGATGGAGCAGATCCTAACCCAGGTCCCTATGGGCGGGGTCCAGTATTCAAAATTGTGGTGGGACGTCCACCGCAAGAGTCCGGTCCACGAGCCGGTGTGGGTAGACGAGATCGTGCTACCTTTTAGCGCGACGGACTACTATTCGAGCAGCCGCAAGGCCCACATACAAAAACTTGATAACTACACGTTTGAAGATCGAGTGCGCAATGGTATCTATCGAGATGTAGACACAATTGCCGTTGTATCGACGCCGGACCAGACGCGTTCCGAGCGCGCTAACAACAAGATCGAGGGCAAGGCCCAGACCAACTACAACGAAGATGGCGTCAGGATTGCGTTAGAGTTCGCCGTACAATATATCATTAGCGACGAAGAGCGCGGCATTAGCGACCCCGAAGATACCGCAGACGGCCCCGCGCCGTACTTGATTACGATTGACAAGGAAACCCGAGATGTACTCAGTATCTACAGGAACTGGGACGAAGACGACGAGGCGATGGACGAGTTGGTTCATATCGTTGAATGGCCGTTCCTGCCGTGGCGGGGTGCCATGCCTATCGGAGCACCACAGGTGCTTGGGGGCATTGCGGCTGCTGCCACCGGAGCCTTGCGGGCGCTATTGGATTCTGCTCTTATTAACAATTTCCCTGGTGGAGTGCGTCTCAAGTCCGGCCCTGTGGGTGGACAATCAATTCGCGTTGAGGCCGGACAGACCAATGAAATAGACGGCGGGATCATGCAGGACGACATCCGCAAGACCTACATGCCGACGCCGGTCAATCAAACTTCTGGCGTTTTGCTCGAGCTAATGCAGTTTTTGGTAGAGGCCGGTAAGGGCGTAGTGCAAACTACGATGGACGAAGCGAACGACAACGCCAACGTGCCGGTAGGGACCACGATGGCCCGCATCGAGCAGCAGATGGTCGTATTTAGCGCGATCCACAGCCGCCTGCACAACAGCATGGGCAAACTTCTGAAGGTGCTGCACCGTCTGAATGCGACCTACCTGGAAGACGAAGAAGTCGTCAAGCAGACCGGCGAAAAAATGGCCTTCAAGGCGGACTTCGACGCGCCAGATGATGTCATTCCGGTCAGCGACCCGGAAATATTTAGCGAACTACAGCGCATAGCTCAGGTGCAGACCATTGCCCAGCGGGCGCAGTTGTTTCCCGCCCTCTACGACCAGCGCAAGGTAGAGTCCAGTATTTTAAAGATGATGAAGGTAGCGAACCCGGAGCAGTACCTGCTACCGAAGCCGGAGCCTAAGCCGCTTAACGCTATCAACGAAAACATAGCCGCGAGCCTGGGGCAGCCGATCAACGCGTTTCCAGACCAGGACCACCTGGCCCACATACAGGCGCATCTTTCGTTCATCCAGGACCCGCTATTTGGCGCTAACCCGCTGATGGCGCAGCAGGCCACGGGGGCGCTGCTCCAGAACGTTAAAGAACACATGCTGATGTGGTATGGGATGGACGTTCACCGCATAGCGTCTGAAGCCGCCGGGGTAGACGTCAGCGAGTTTATGTCCATCAAGGACAGCCTGGTACAGACGAGTTTTGACGGCCTCCTAGCCGCCGCCAGCGGGCAGTTGCACAAGACCAGCCAGATGGTGTTTGGTGGTTTGCCGCCGATCATCCAGAAGGCCCAGCAGATGCTACAGGGCATGATGCCTCCGCAGCCCGTGGACCCAGGCGCTGTAATGCAACAAAAGATTCAGAGCGACCACGCCCTGAAGACCCAGGAACTACAGCAGGACGGCCAGCAGTCCGCCGCGCAATTGCAGCAGAAGACCGCAGAGGCCGCACAGAAGGCGTCTATCGCGCAGTCACAGCAAGCCATAGACGACGCGTCCGACCGCGCACACGCGCAGCTAGACACGGCAAACAACAAGAACAACAACGACACCAAGCAACAGATAGCACGCGGATCTAACGAGACTAAGGTCAGCACCGTGCAGCTACAGGACGCAACGAAGCTAACGGCGACTCAAGAAGACAATGCGGTGGCATTGCAAATAGCGGGCGCTGAACTAGCGTCAGGACACAAAACCAACATTAAGGACGGCCAGGCGGTCGGAAAAGAAGGGTAGTAAATATGGGTAACAAGGCAGACACAGAAAACAACACTGGCAAAGAGACCAGCAACACGACCGACAGCCACCTAATCGGGCCGCGCCAGGAATACCGACGCACGGGTATTGCGCCGGACCCCAGCGACTCGGGCGTGACTACGAAAGAGCACGGCAAGGCCTCGACTCCGTTTCCGTACTAAGTGGGGTACGCTAGATACAACGTCAAGTCCCCGGAGTGGTGGAAGCACCTGCGAAGCTGGAAACGGTCGTTTTGGAAACGAGTAAGGCAAGATGGCAAAACTAACCGGGAATGAACAGAAGTTATTCCAGGCCCTGGAGGCTGTGCGTTACAAATTTGTAATGGAAGGCCTGGCGGACATTAGCCAGGGCAAGGACGTAGCCTACGAGGCCGGGCGGCGCATAGGGGCCAGGCAGGGAATGGACCTGATGCTTCACGCGCTGAACAATTACTATACGGAAGAGGCCGCCCAGGACAAGGAAATGTAGAAACCCCTTGACGGGGGCCGGGCCGGGAACTAAAATTCTGTTCGAGAGATGAAACGTTATTGAACTATAGGAGTATTGAAATGGGTGTTAAATCAAAGCACAGCGCCGCTACAATGGCGCACACTGTCGGTAGATACGTTATGGGTGAGTCAGTTAAAAAACTCGCCGGGGAGCTAGGCATGTCAGTCCCTGCCGTATATCTGTGGATAATCCGAGCTACAAAAGATGCTGTAGACGGGGCCAAGGGCAAGCATCAAGAAACGCTAATGGAGTTGCGCCTTAAATCCAGAATGCAGGACAATGAAATAAGTATGCTGCACAGCATCATATTGAACCTTCAAGCTGTTTAGTTGACAAGTTATAAAATAAGGTTATAGTGTAACCCATAGAGAAACAGAACGGAGAAATAGAGATGAACAGCAAAGCCTTAAAATTCGAGTTTCGACAGGTAACCATAGGACAGGTCGTGTCTAAACTACTTGGAACATCGCGCAAGATGTCACACGACGAATTAGAGCAACTCCGTCGCAACCTTAACGCCAACAATTCGCTAGGTTCAATCACATTACTTTGGATTGTGAACACAACAACCGGGAAGTTTGTTTCTAGTTCCAGCCGCCACGCTTTAGGGGTGCAATCATGA